ATTGCCGTACTCACCGCAGCCATCAAATACCTTGAAAGGCACACATGACGATTGAGGAACTAAAGGAATACATGGACGAGCGCACCCGCGATATGGAAACCACGCTATTGCGCGAATTTCGCAAGTGGGCTATGCGCATTGAAGCGCAGATCAAAGGCGATCACGTAACGCTCACAACCATCCAAACGCGGGTATCCCTACTTGAAGAACGCCTTGACCAACTGGAGGCACCGAATGACCAGAGCGAGCGCAGCAGCTAACGGGCTGATGGTGGCCGCGTATCAGGTCGCGATGATGCAACACGTTCCATGCTTCCGCATGCAGTCCCGCGTGTTCACGGTGGTGGGCGCTGGTGGGCGCCAGCGGCCAATGAACATGGGCGAATGGACGGACGATTTAGGTGTGAAGCACACATCGGGAATGGCTGACTGGCTCATGCTGCCCACTATCCGAACCAACATGAAAGGCGAGCTCCAGCCCAAGGTGGCGACGCCAAGCATGACCTTGACCATCGTGGCCAGTACGACAGGAATATGCGTCCCCTTGTGGGTGGAGTGCAAAGCCCAAAGCGGCCGGCTGGAGAAATCCCAAAAAGAATTTCGGGACTACGTGGAAGGTGCCGGCGCCTTTTACTTGGAGCTCCGCGATTCCGCGGATGAGCTCTTGCAGTGGTTCGATGCGCATGGGGTTGCAAAACCATAAGGGGATGGCGAAGCAATGCCTGTAGCATCGGAGCGGCGCCCAAGTAACAGGGACGGCAGGGTGCCGAAAACGCCACCAGCGCGAGCAAGCCGCGGCCGGCCGCGGTGGGCGGATTGCCGAGCTCGCGCAGGGTGGTGTGGACACAAAAAGGAATACTTGATGAATGAGATGAAAACGGTGGGCATTATCGTCAACGGGATTGTGGCCAAGCGCGACTTGCAGCCTTACATCCAACTGATGAACGAAGACGGGAGCACTCTAGGGCAGTTAACAATGGCAATGGCGCGAGCGGTGGCCGCGGACATCGTGCAGATGTGCGCACGTACCGAAGCGGACGCCATGATCCTGAAATTTTTCAAAGAGCATGGACTGGCCGAAGAAGCGGCCGGCGCGTTGCTGATAGGATTCCGCGATTTTCGGCTCGCACTCGACCAGGAAAAACTTGAGCGATGGGCAGAGAACCCGGACGACTTGCCGGGCTCTGGTTTGCCGACCTAGAAGCGGATGTGCCCACTGAACTCCAACAGGAACGCGAGCAGTCCCACCCAGAACGACAAGCGGCCGAGCTCCGCGGCTTTCGCGTGTTGTGGCGAAGCGATCAGATACACCACCAGCCCGATGATGCAGACGATCAGCGACAGGTAAATTTGCATGACGCACCCCCTTAGTGAAATCAAGAATTGCATTTCACGGCGCTTTGGTCTATGACTTCTCGCAGCCGTCTCCGTCCCCCAATCGGAGGTAAGAAATGTTTGAATATCAAGCCCGACCCGCGGCGCCTGTCAGCGCAGCCGTCATCACTGTGCAGATATTTCCTGACCAGTATGTGAGTGCTAACCCCGTTGTGATTCCCGTACCTGGCAGCGGGCGACTTGAGCAAAAACGTTTCAAGATCCGCGCGAGCGGCATTGCTACGACTGCCGGCGCCACCACCACCTTTGGCGTGACCCTATACGCCGGCCAATCGCTCACCGCGGCCAGCAACACCGCTCTAGGCTCACTGACCGGTGTGGTAATCAACACGACCACGGCAGCGTGGTTTCTTGAAGGCATCCTCATTTTTGATTCTGTTTCTGGCCATCTCAATGGCACATTGTCCGGGCTGATAAATAACACCATCGCAGCCGCGGCCGCGATCACTCCGTTAAGCGGCTTGAACGGTTCAAGCGGGCCACTAGGAACGGAGCCGGTGGTCAACCTATGCGTAGGCTGCACGTTTGGTGTGAATGCCAGTGCTTCCAACGTTGGCCGGATGTCTGAATTTATTCTCGAACGCTGACCAATCCGCGGCGCTGGCACCACTGCACCGTAGTGCAGTGGTGCCATTGCACTATTGGTGTTTATGGAGCTACGCCATGAAACGAAAGACGGAAGAGAAAATCAAGCACGCCCTTGGCCACGAAGACCGGCCAAAGAAGGGCGCCCACCATGTAACCGGCATGCACATCCGCCGCGCGGCCAATGGTGGCTTTATAGCGCATCACGATTTAGCGGACGAAGACGGCAACCCGGCCGTTGACCCCGGCGCTCAGGATCACATCATTCCCAGTATGGACGCGGCACACGCCCATCTGGATGCGCACATGGGCGACCAGCCGGATGCCAGCGACGAAGAAGCCGAGGCACCGGACGCGGGTGGTGGTGGAGCTCCAGCACCGGGCGCAGGCCAACAGGTTGCATAAGGGAAGGCCCGGCCCCGAATGATTGCCTATGCCTCAGCAACCGGCAACCGCAAGAACCTTGACGCGCTCCGCGGCGCCGCCTGGCGCCTGTTTCTGGCGCCGCATGATCGACACCGCAGCAGTGGGCTCCGTTACGCGATAGATAACGGCGCTTGGCACAACTGGAAAAAGAACCTTCCTTTTGACGATGCCGGCTTCCGCAGTCTGGTGGAGACGCACGCCGGCGCCGCGGATTTCGTGGTCATTCCTGACAAGGTTGCGGCCGGCAATGAGAGCTTGGAATTTTCCCGGCTCTGGGTGGGCAGCATGCCCCGCGGCCGGATGCTGTTGCTGGTGGTGCAGGACGGGATGACGGCCGCCGATGTGGGCGCCTTTGTACGCAATTACCGATGCGGCATTTTCTTGGGTGGCTCAACCGAGTGGAAGCTAAAAACCATGTACGGGTGGGGGATGCTTGCGCATGGGCTTGGCTGTTACTACCACATCGGCCGGGTGAACTCAGCCAAGCGCATCCGCCTGGCCGCGGAAGCCGCGGCTCATTCTTTCGACGGCACCAGCGCGTCCATGTATTCGGTCAAATTGCCGATTCTCGACACGGCACGCAAGCAACCGAGTTTGTTAACCCCTGGCATTGCGCTGCAGGAGAGCGCATAGGATGGCCGGGCTCATCCATCGTTCGCGGGTGCGAGAGGATGACGCCTACAAGCATGAAATAAGACTCCGCGCCCAGACGGAGCTCTTTTTTCTCGCGCATGAAATCCTGCACTATGACGACATCACCGAATGGACGCACCGCCAGGTTGCTGACTTCTTCGTGAAGAAAGATCCGCGCAAGAGCATCGCAGAGCAGGACAAAATAAAAAGCCGCTTGCTGATGATGCCGCGCGGAACTTTCAAAACTACTTTTAATATCGCGGATAGCGTGCAGTGGATTGCCGACTTTCCCAACATCGGGATGCTTGCGCTCACCGCTTCAAACTCCGATGAAAGCCCGCTGGCCGATGCTTTCGTGGCGGAAGTTACCGGGCACTTCCACCGCGATGCGGACAGCGAGCCCACGCTGTTCCAAGACCTTTTTCCCGAGCACAACCACCTTGGCCGGCTGAAATCGGGCAAGTTCACGACGCCGGCGCGCGACAGGTGGCGCCGCGAGCCGTCGCTGATGGGCGCCAGCATCGAAACCAGCTTATCCGGCTGGCATTTCGATGTGATTAAGCTGGAGGACATCCAAGACAATCGCAATTCGCAGACCACCTATGGACTGCGCAAGGTGAAGCAAAACCTTTTTATTAACTTAAAAATGTTGATGCCCTGGGGATACCGGGATGCTACAGGCACGCGCTACGGACCCGCGGACGTTTACGGCTACATGATGGAGCGATTGAATCCGGCCGTGTCAAAAGTGTTGTGGAAGCCGGCAATGGTGCCCAAGCCGCACGCGCGGCAGAAGGAAAAAGACGACCCGGACAGCATGAACGAGGGAGACTGGGAGCTCTTTTTCCCTGAGTTGTTACCTTACGAATTTTTGATGGAGAAAAAGGCCGAGGACCTGGCCAGTTACATGACGCAGTACATGAACATTGCCACCGGCGCCTTTGTGCCGATGTTCGATCACGAAAAACTTTTGATGTTATCGCTGGAAGAAGAAATGCTGCCCCTGGCTGGCCCGGTGTACATCGTTTGGCGCTTTGAGATGGAAGAGCACCCGTATTGCACCGGCATGGCGGGCATGGTCGACGATGGGCGCCTGTACGTGGTGGACACGATCCGCGGCAGTTATCGGCCGTCGACGCTCGCGCAGAAGGTTGTGGGCATGGCCAAGCTACACGGTGCGCACCAAATTGAGATTGAAGAGACGCCCGGAGCTCACCATCACGAAACCGCGATCCGCAACGCCGCGATCAATGCCGGGTGGTCGCTGGCAATTCGCTGGCTTCCCTATGACGAAGACCCGAACGTGCGCCAGATGCGCATAAAAAGCTGCGAGCCGCTGGTAAAAGAAAACTGGGTGTGGTTTTCCAAGGCACTCCCCCACGGCAAAGAGCTCATCCGCCAACTGCACCACTATGGAATGCTTGAAGATTCCGATTTTCCCGACCTGTTATCACGCTTGTGCGCGAAATTGCCGGCCACGGTGCTCTTGGGTGACCGGGACGAAGTGGACGACTTGGAATTTGAGCTACAGAAGCAGCGTGACTTGCATGATCGCGTATACGGTTTGGGTGTTTACGCACCACAGGAACCGGAAGAAGAAGAACAGCCGTATGCTCCGGTGTTCGACAAAGGCGGGCTAGACGAAATTATGCCCGGATTGAGTGGCTGATATGGCGACGGCAGAGTTACCGGGCTTGCAACCAGCGAATGACCGCATCCAGCCGGATGACGTGCAGACCTTTGGGCCAGAGTTAGAGCCGAGGTATACCGATGAAGGCGCGATCAAGCTAGTCACCGAGGACGCATACCGGGCGCAAAACTTCATCGACCTGAAGCAGTGGAACCTTCATTGGAGAGAATCGGATGTTTTGTACCAGAGCCCACGCACCACGGCGCAATTTGAAGGCAGCACCGTGGCGCGGGCGAACGTTTCACGCTTCACCGTAGCGTCACACGTCAATTCACTTGTGCCGGGCATGAAAAGTGGGATTTTCTATGAGCGCCCACCCTTCCTCATTCGGCCGCGGCCAGGCCAAGACCAGTACACCATCAATGCAAAGTCCGCTTTGTACTCTGCCCTCCTAGATGAAATCGAATTTGAAAGCAGTGCCGAGCAAGGCCTGGAGTACATGACCACATACGGCACCTGCATTTATCAAGGTGGGTGGGTGACAGAGACAGAGGTGCAGCGCAAGTATGTGCGCAAGAATGCACCGCTGGCCGTAGCCCTGCCCCTGCAGACAAAGCCCGAGCCGGTTTATACGCGCGAGAGTGACGAATTTGAAATTGAAGAGCCCGAGATTACGACCAACCGGCCGTTTCTGGAGCTCTGCGAATTGGGCGAAGTGTTGGTGGACCCAAAATTCCGCCAGCCCAACCGACTGCATAAAACCAAGTGGCTCATCCGCCGCACCTATCCCACTTTCCGCGACTTGGAGAAGTTCCGCGAAAATGCCGATTACGACATACCCAGTGAAGAAGCACTCAAGGCCTACTTCTTCGACCATCGACAGAACGCCATGCCGCCGTCCAACGTGGAGCTCCAGCAGACCGGCAACACTTCGATACACCACGCCGAGGACCGCAACGAAATCACCACCGCGGACGTGCTGGATCACCCCATTGAATGCTTAGAGCGGTGGTCGCAAAAGCATGTTTACACCATCCTCCGCGTGGAAACGGGCAAGTGTGTGGTGATTCGCAACAAGCGGCACAGCTTCAAATGCGTGCCGTTTTTCAGTGCGAATTTTTGGAACATTCCAAACGCTTTCTGGGGGATCGGAGTGGGCCGGCTGGCCGGAAGCGATCAGCGCATTGAAAAGGGACTTGTCGACGCCCTACTTGATATTTTGAGCTTTGCCTGTAATCCGCAGTATGCACGCAACCGCGGCGCCAACGCGCCCACGCAACAGATTCGCACCCGTCTGGGTGGCATCGTGGATGTGGACGTGCCACCAGGCCAAAGCGTGCGCGATGCTTTCGGCATCATTGAACAGCCCAAGGTGCCGCCCGAAGTCTTCGCCGCGCTGCAGGAATCGCGCAACAGTTCTACCAACACCACCGGCGCCGATGAAGCCTTTACCCAGGGCTCGCTTCCACCAAAGGGGGGCAGCAGCGCAGCCCGCACCGCCACCGGCGCCGGTGGGATCATTGCCGCGAATGCAAACAAGATTCAGGGACCGGTGGGCCGGTTTGTGCGCGGTGTGCTGATTCCCTTTTTGGACTTGCTGGATGACATGGTTAAGCAACAGATGCCCGTCACCGAAATTCGCCAGATCCTTGGCGACGAGCTAGGCGCGAGCTACATGCTGGACATGGATGATTTCTTTAATGCCAATCACAAGTTTGAATGCCTGGCGGGTGTCCACCTGGCCGCGAAGAAAGCGATGGCTCAGAGCTTGCCGCTGATGATTCAAATTCTGGAAAATCCGCATTTGGTTGAGCAGTTGAATGCGATGGGCTACATGGTGGACGTGAAGCAAATTTTCCTGATGTTCGAAGAAATGAGCGAGTGGAAAAATTCGCGCGAGCTCATCCGCCCGATGACACCGCAGGAGAAGCAGCAATTTGCCCAGGCGAGCCAAACGGGTGCGCCGGCGCAACAGCAGGAGCTCAAGGGCAAGCTGGCGCAGATTGCCGCGCGCCACCAAGCCAAGAGCGAAGAAATCGACCAGCAGGGCGAGGCAAGCGTGGCCCATGACTTGATGCTGCAGGCAGGCGAGCAAGCCGCGGCTTACACCGAGCGGAAGGAGATGCGGAACTATGAGCAGCAGGGAGTTTTCACCCCATAGTGCAATGGTGCAATAATGCAGCGGTGCAGTGATGCCACTTGACCAGCCAATCCGAACCGAGCGCAGCCACGGACTAAAAGCGGCGCCGCCAGAGGACGAGAAGCAGGCACTTTATAATCTCGTCAATTCGGCCGGCTGGACGGCATTGTTGAACGTGTTGGAACGGTGTTGTATTGAGCAGGAAACGCGGCTCATTAACCGGGATGTGGAAGACGACAAGGGAATTTTGGCAGAGCACAAAATGAGCAAAGCATACTGGCAGATTTTCACCCGCATGCAGCGCGATGTGCTAAGGGCCGCGGCCGAGTTTGCGGGAGTGGAAGAAGAACCGCGGCCGCGCACCGAGGAAGAACAGATTTTGAGTGTCGAAGGGATGCAATATGCCAGTGACTTGGGAGAATGACGGCCAGCCGGTAGATGGTGAGTACATTGCCACCATCACCTTTGAGGATGGCAGTCAGCCGCAACGCTTCAAGGGCCAATCCTATAAGCAAGTGGCGGACGCCCTGCTAGCTGCCCAGGAGAACGCCAGCCGCGCGATTAAGAACCTCCGCGCCGGCCAGCAGATCGAGCCCGCGCGCCCGCGCAAGAATCGCCAGCCTAAGCCCATGACGCCCGGAGAGCGACTAGGCGCGGTGGCTGACCTGCAAGATCCAAACAAGGCCGACAAAGCCATCACGCGCATTGTGGAGGCCACGGTTGGCCCGGTGGAAGCGATCCGCGAAGCCATCGACAAGACCGAGGACGAAGAAGCGGCCGCGGAAGCCGCCGCGGAGACGAAGGCTTTTGTGGATGCCACCCCGGAGTGGTATCCCACCGACTACAACAAGCAGACGCTAGTGAACTACATGGCCGCGAACAGCATCGCGCCCACGCGCAAGAATTTCAGCATTTGCTTTTCAAAACTTTTAGACGCAGGCCTGCTGCAGCGTAAGCCGGCCGAAACAGGAGTAGAACCCGAGCCAGAACCAGGAGCGAATGGGAAGCCAAACGGGAGCGGATTGCCCCATGATGGCGGATTGCCACCGGCACCCCGAACGCGACCACGAGGCACGCTTGTGACCACCGGCATCCGCGCAGAAGATACCAGCGGAAGCCCGCGGCCACCGCGCCCGCGGTACACCAAAGACGACATCGAAAAGATGCCAAACGCGCTCTATCGGCAGAAGCTAGACAGCGAGCCCGGATTTTCCGCGCTGGTGGATAGCCTCTACAAATGACCGGATTGGCCCAACCCTTCTAACCCGAAACACGCTTGAGCGGATTGCTCGCGGACTTCGGCGCCGATGCGCAGGAGCACCGCCATGCCCGGATACTCTCCAGCTTCAAACACAACTGCGAATCTGAGCCAGGCTCAGGTTATCTATTATGACCGTAACTTCGTCGCCAACCTCAAAGCGAACACGCCGCACTTACGCACCACCAACCGGCGCGAGTTACCGGAAAACTCAGGCAATCAGCTTGAACTTTTCATGTACCAAACTTTGGGACCGAACATCAGCCAATCGGCCGAGGGCACGGTGGGCAGCGGCATTTCGGTCAGCGTACTGAATAACAAGGCGACCATAGGGCAGTATGCTGACTATCTCAATTACAGTGACCTGTCCCTACAAACTGCGATTGACCCGGCACTAGAGAACGGCCAGAAGGAACTCGCTTACCGTCTTGGTCTAACTATCGCCACGCTGTTAAAGAACACGATGGACGGGACCAGCACCGTGGACGCTTCGGTGGCCATGCCGAACGCTTACAACGTGCTGTTTACCAAGAGCAACATTGTCACCGCGGTGAGCTCACTACTTGGCCGCAACGTGCGGGCTTTCCAGAATGGCCGCATGGCCGGCTTAGTCCACCCGTTTCCGATTGGCGACGCCGAAAATGACCAGACTTATGGTGGCGTGACCGATATTCTGAAGCGCACGCCGCAAGGCCAGGAAAAACTTTCCGAGCTCCCCACCAATGACGAAGACGGAGATGTGCCGGTGCTGGATTGGGCCGGTGTCAGCTTCTTTTCGACCACGGTTGTCACCATCACGCCCAACTATCAAGGCCATGCCGGTGTCAACGCGCTGCGCACATACATCCTTGGCGAGAATGCGGTAATCAGCATTTCGCTTGGGAAGAAGGAAGGCGCGCAGATCGGGACGGGCGACTGGCGCAACATGGAGCTCTGGACCAATAGATATACGACTCCGAGCAACAGCGACCCCTCGCGGATGATCGGTGGCAGTACGGCTTACAACGTGAAGTTTGTGCCCACGCTGGTGCCTGACCTGACCATGCGCATGCGTTATATCGACGCGCCCACGGCCATATCGTAAACCCCGGTGACGGTGCGCACCGTCGCACCGTCGCACCACTGCACTGTTGCACCGCCGCACCGAAAGGGAATTATGCCGAAACAGAATTTGGACGAAGAGCGCGAAGTCCTAGAGCTCGAGATGAGAAAGCTCGAGCTTGAAAATCTCCGCTTCACCGTCGAACAGCAGCGCAGCATCATGCTGCAGCGCAAGATGCACCGCGAGCGCATTGCGGAAGTGATTTCCCAGGAGAACGCGCAGAACGCGCTTTATCAGGCGAACTGCAAACACCGCAAGGGAGGCAAGAACAAGGCCGGCTTCTTGAATGGGAGTGACAACTATTACAGCGTGATTCACCACACCTATCCCGAGGGCCGGCTGGTGGTCATGTGTACCCGTTGCCAAAGCCAGTGGGAGAAGCCACCGCAGGAGCTACGCAAGGAAGATCCGGCCGCGTACAAGCAGCAGATGGCGGATTTCCAGACGGCGCTCAACTGGCCGACTGATAACGAGCCGAGCGGCACACAACTGTTTCTGATCCAGCGCACCGCATAGGGAAGGCGATGGGAAACAGCACCGTAAGCCTCAGAAGCGTGGTCGACTTTGTGACCAGTGTGGGCCAGCTTCAGCCCATTATCCCGGCCGGTGGCTACTCCACAGCCACCGCGCTGCGCATGGCCAGCGATGTCATGCGTGACTTGCTGAAAGAGCGGTTTAACTGGAAGTGGAACAGCTTTGTGTGTTTCCCTTTCTGGACAAATTCCTGGCAAAGCGACTATCCGACCAACCACACAAACATTGGATGGATAGAGCATGTGGTGGCGATTGACATAAACAACACCAGCACGCCCAAGCCGAGGTGCTGGCCGGAAGCGGTGCGCGACTTAGAAACGAGTTATTACGCCGGCACACCGCCGAATCAAGTTTCATGGTTTCTCAACTATCGGCTGGAGTATGGCGCCTGGCCGGGCGCCGGCAAGGTGTACACGCCGCTGCTAGGAGCTCCGCAGACGCCGAGCAATCCGCCAATGGCGATTACCGACGCCAACACAAATTATCTTGCGCTGAGCACGTTTGGAACTACCGGCGCCAATCCCCCGGTTTTGCCCGCGCTGGCACCGGCCGGCCAGACGGTGAACGATGGCACTTGTGTCTGGACGGTGTGCAGCCCCTTTGCGCAAGGCTTCCGCATCTCTCCGCTCCCGCCGCAGTCTGGTGTGGTTTTCCAAATCAACGTGATTGCCCAGGCCAAGCCCATGCTGTTCACGCAGCTTTCTCAAATGCTGGACCCGATACCGGACGACTTCAGCGGCGCCTTTGTGGATGGCTTCATGTCGTATTGCTACAAGATGAGCGCGGACCCCAAAATCTCCGGGCAATTCATCCAGCGGTGGCAGATGTGGCAAAACGGGCTGATGGAGACGGCCAAGCAAGGCGACAGAGAAAAAGACAATGCCGGTTTTTATCCAGATCGAGGGGTAATGAGCCCCGGAGATGTCGGACCCGTTGGACCCGCGAACCCTTACGGATATGGCAACTGGATTGGACGGTGAGCGATGGCATCGACGCGCAACCTGCAGGCTTCCGTCAACTGGGTGCTACCGCACTTGCGTTTTCAGCCGTTCAATATCAGCGCCCAACAGCCGGCACTCGACAGCGCCAATCTCATCCTGCAAACCATCCTTGGCCCGCCCTTCATCTGGCCGTGGAACCGCTTTACAATCACCTTCACCGCGACGGCCAACGTGCAGGACTACCCGGTGCCGGCGCCCACGTTTGGCTTTTTGGAAGGTGGCGCCTGTATCGACCCCAGCACCAACAAGCCGATGGAGATGTCGGTAAAGAGCCGGTTGGAAGCCGACAGTCAATCAGAGCGGCCGTCTTATGTCGCGGCGCAGGTAGACGACAACGCCGGCACCATCACCTTTCGCCTGATGCCGGCGCCAGATCGTGGTTATCCCATTGTGCTCACCGCGCAGAGGAAGGCCCCGATAATGACTTCGCTGGCTTGCTTCTGGCAACCGATACCAGACGAGCTCGCGTATGTCTACGATCACGGTTTGCTTTCGATGGGCAGCTTGCTGACCAGTGACCCGCGCTTTCAGATCTATGGCCAGCGTTTTGTTGCCCACTTGCTTGGCCGGCAAACCGGGCTCAGTGAGATGGAGCGAAACATTTTCCTGGCCAACTGGCTGCAGGTTACCAACATGCTGCAGACCTCACAGATGAAAACACAGCAGGGAATTGCCGCACGCCAAGTGTAGAAAATGCCGTCACCCTTCCAATCCGCGGGCGCCGCCGTTGAACAAACCAAGTCAGCGGCTCTGCATGTCAATCGCATGTTTACCGGCTTGTGGACGCAGAGAAATCCTTTGCGCGACGCGGCCACCCCGTATTTGTATGAAAAATTTTATTCGGCCACCCGCTACGATTCGCTTTTAGACGGCATCAATATGGAAGTTTCGGTGCGTCTCACTCTGATTAGACGCCCCGGCAGTAGCGTTTATAACCCTTCAACTTTTCCGCCCGCCCGCCGCTATTACGCTTTTCGCACTTTCGTCAACAATGCGGAGCAGATCCGCATGGTGGGCGACTTCGAGCAGAACCCTGCAGATCCGCTCGACACTTACGGGACCATCCGCGAGTGGACGGCGCCGGCCACCAATACCATCCTGGCCTACAAGACCAGCCCGGTTACTTCGTCGTTTCTCAGCATCGGCAACACGCTTTACTGGACCGATGGCGCCAAGCCAATGGAGTGGGCTCTGTCTTCGCAGGTGTGGCAAGCGAATACCGCGGTGATCATCGGCTCATGGTTTTTGGATTCAAACAACCATGTGCAGCAAGCGGTGACTGGCGACACCACCGCGAGCATAAACAACATTGCCGCGGTGCAGCAGAGCGGCAGCACCGGGATTCGGTTGCTGCTTATTCTGGGACTCAGTTCGCCGGCGCCGAATTTCACACCCTGGCCATCCACGAATCAATACACGCCGATAACTCTCTCCGGGCTCACGGCGCACCCCGAATTTAACGGCCACGCCTACAACATCGTGAGCGATCCGAGTTATGCGGCCGCGGCTGGAAAAGGCCCGAATCAAATCATTCTCGACATCACCGGGACGGGCGCATTTTCCAGCGTAGTGGAGACA